ATCCATGCAATGCTGCTGTAGTTGTAAGAGTAAAAAGTTCTATTATTGCTGATGGATTTATACTTTGAAGATCACTAACAATAGCAGCACTACTCATGGTTCAAACACCTCTCTAAATGTTGCCTGTATTGTGGCACGATTGTTGTAAGGAATAGATTTATTCCAAGATTCACAGACATATTTGCCAGCACCAGACAAGGTGATAGAAACATTCCCACTATTAGTGGCACTGGCAGCAGCTGTTACTGTAAAAGTATTTGAATCTGCAACAGAGGCAACAATAAAAGTACCATCAGTGGCAGAACCAGAAGTATAATCTACTGTCAGTTCATCTCCCACTGCAACACCATGATTTGTAATCGTGATTGTAACTGTAGTTCCTGACTGAGAGTAAGTTCCTGTTTTTGTAAAGCCCTCTCCTGGTGGAGTGAAATCAAAACTAGCACTATCATTAGCTCTGCTATCTAAAAATCCTTCTATGACATCTGCTTCTGTTTCTGAAAC